GTAGGCGGAAGTCTACCGTGGGTTCGAATCCCACCCTCACCGCCATTTTGGGGAATTAGCTCAGTTGGGAGAGCGACTGTTTTGCAAGCAGTAGGTCAGCGGTTCGATCCCGCTATTCTCCACCAATTACAATCTAGCTTCGGCTCCATAAAGAAGTGAGACGGCGTAATAATGCTAGATGTGCTAATACAAGTCATACGTGAGTATTAGCAAATATTTGCGGATGTAGCTCAGAGGTAGAGCTTCTGCTTGCCAAGCAGACGGTCACGGGTTCGAATCCCGTTATCCGCTCCAATAATGGCCTTATGGTATAGTGGTTATTACGCTCGGCTGTCTACCGGGAAATTGGGGTTCGATTCCCCATAAGGTCGCCATTAAGGAGTCTTTCAATGGATTTAAAATCTAGAATAGATGAAATCCAGGCTCGTATAGATGCTATGAGAAAGATGATAGATAAAGGTGATTCAGATAATTATTCTGAGCCTGAAATAGAAGTTAAAGAACAACCTAAGCCTAAGTCTTCAGCAGCTGATGATCTGAAAGCTAAGTTGATGAAAAAGAAATAATGGGAGATTAGCTCAGTTGGTAGAGCGCTTCGTTTACACCGAAGATGTCAGGAGTTCGAGTCTCTTATCTCCCACCAAATGCTGTAGTAGCTCAGTTGGTAGAGCAGTTGATTAGTAATCATCAGGTCGGGAGTTCGAATCTCTCCTACAGCACCACCGTTTTTATAAAGGGTAACACATGACTGATGAAAATTCTAATCTACATGAAGAATTGGTAAAACGTGGTGATAAAGTTGCAACTCACTTTACATATTGGTTTGCATGGTTCTGGGGTATTGTTAGCGTAGTCTATTTCTTTGCTATTACTTTCCTCACTGTACCAACGTCAGGTGAAAACTTTGCCAATATTATTCTTGGTTTCTTACTTGGTACAGCAGTTTCTACTATCATCAATTATTTCTTCGGAAATAGTGATGCTTAATTAATATTGCCCTTGTGGTGAAATTGGCAGACACGGCAGACTTAGAATCTGTTGCTTCGGCGTGGGGGTTCAAGTCCCTCCAAGGGCACCAATAAACTTTGTCATTTTTATAGGAGAATCATTAATGGCATATTGGGGTTATCACGCAATGTTCGACTGCGCAGCCTGCGACATTGATAAAATTACATCTAAAGAAAACGTTTATAACTTTATCAAGGAATTGGTTCCTGCAATTGACATGATTGCTTTTGGTGAACCAATGATCGAACACTTTGCTACCCATGCCGCTGACAAGGCTGGTATCAGTTTTTGTCAGATGATTGAGACTAGCAATATTTCTGGTCATTTGGTTGATGCAAATGGTGATGGATACTTTGATATTTTCTCTTGTAAGCCTGTTGATATTGGTATTGCTCAGGATACAATCCAGAAATACTTTAATCCAAAAAAAGTTCGTGTCAACTTTGTGACTCGCTCTGCTGGCTAATCGAACGCGGGCATGGTGAAATGGTAGACACGACAGACTTAAAATCTGTTGCCTAGTGCGTCCCGGTTCGAGTCCGGGTGCCCGCACCAATTTTAGAGTGTACAATGAAATCTAGTAATGAATACTCAGAACTCCTAGGCCTAGAACTTTATTTGTCTTATATTAAAGTAAATAAAAATGTTCCTCCTGAAGTTCAAAAATGGATTCAACTACGTATTGATTATCTAAAAAACAAATAACGGGAGTGGGTGTTGGTACACAGGGAGGCCTTATAAGCCTTTCAGCGCCAGATTAGCGTTCTCGACGGGGTTCGAATCCCTGCACTCCTACCAAGCTCTTATAGCTCAATTGGTCAGAGCTCCCCGCTCATAACGGGTAGGTTCCAGGTTCGAGTCCTGGTGGGAGCACCATTATTATAAATAGGTTCAATGGAGGACCTACAATGCTCAAATATGCCACACTAGCAACATTCATCTTTGTCGGTTCAGCACATGCTGATACTGTAAGTGCTAGGATTGAAGATCACTACACTACAGTGAATGAATCCGTTCCTGTAACGGCTCAACGATGCCAGGACGTTGAAGTTCCCGTGTATGGGAATACCGGTAACTTTAATACTGGTGGTGCCGTCCTTGGTGGTTTGATTGGTGGTATTCTTGGTAACCAGGTCGGAGGAGGATCTGGACGTGAAGCAGCTACTGGTGTAGGAGCAATGACCGGTGCAATCATTGGTGGTACAAGTGGCAATAGACAAGTGACTGGCTACCGTGTAGAACGTCAGTGCCAAGAGGTTACAGAGTATTCAATTGTATCCAGGACGGTCTATAGCCATTCAAGCATCACATTCCGTGATGGATCTAAGACGGTTACTTTAAATTACCAAAAATAATTTTTAAGTAATTGATTTCCCACAAAATCTTTTTTTAAAAAAACGAAAAAAAATCGTTCGGGGGGGTTTACTTTGCCGTAGAAGTGATTATATTACTACTATGAGGTTTGAAAGGAAACACCCCATGATCACCATCTACCAGATCCAACTGACCGACGAACAAATCGACAAGGTCAATGCTTATGGATTTGATTCGGTCCCGGCTATGAAAGCCAAACTGAGTGTCCAGTTTGGGGCCAAAAACTTCAAGCACGAGGACTTTCAGTACTACATGCCTACCATGACCGTTGATACCGACGATTTGGAAAAGGCCTTTGAACTCACCAATCTGTGGGAAGACGAATCCAAGATCAATCGGCTTGGCCCTCGTCAATCTTCTTCTTCGGTTGGTGATATCTTCCGGAAAGGTGCTCAGTTCTACATGGTGGATTCTTTCGGATTCACTCCTATCTACTTCTTCAATGATGAAATCGGTGAGGTTGCATAATCATGACTACTCAAACAACTGCAGAACGTATGGCTCTGATTCGTGAAGCTGCTCGGAAATTTCGGATGAAACAAGCAAAACTTGGACATTTCAAGCGCCAGGAAAGTGTAAAAGTTCAATCATATATGCGTGACACGGATGATGAACGTCACTGGACTGATGCTCCGAAATATGCTAAAGAGTACTATGGTGAAGTGTACCGTGAAACCACTCGATTCGATAATGATTGGGATTAATACTATGGACAATCGTGAACTTGAAGTTAAATTGCTTTTGATTCAGGACAAGCTTGATGCTCTTGCAAATAAGTTTGCCTCGATTGAAGCTCAATTAAATGACAATATTGATGAGGTAAAACATATCATCAATGATCTTGCATGGGAAAATAGGTTTAAGGAATGATGACACGTAATGAAATGATGGCGGCACTTTATGAAAAGGAATGCCGTGTAATTTTTAAGAAGCAATCAACCGGTGAAGAACGTGAGATGATTTGTACCTTGCAAGAAGGGGTGATCCCTCAAGCAACCAAATCCGATACTCTATCTCAGACCAAAGTTAGAACCTTGAATGATGAGGTTATTGCTGCTTGGGATATTGAAAAACAAGGATGGCGGTCCTTCCGTGTAGATAGTGTTATTTCTTTTTCATATAAATAGTTGTAGTTTAACTCTAATGGGAGACGGCAAATGGCTGTAACCACATTTGAAGATTTCTACAATCTTGTAAGAAATAATATTGTATATTTTCAATATCAAAAAGGTGATGTAGTACTTAATATTAAAGGTACTTTAATTAGAGATCTAATCCCAGGTTCTGAAGATGATTTAAATAGATATGATAAATCAATTATATTTTCGGATTATCATTTAGGTTTATGGGAAGGCTCTGATTCAGATAGAAGTGATATAATCCGGTCTATTGAAAATAATGATTCACCATTTATTATTCCAAACTGGTTAAAAATTTATTCTACTAACAATAATATATGGATTAATATTGAAATTGATAAAATTCTATCATGGCAGGTTGTTGACTCTTGATTGAAATTACTGTAAACCCCTATATTGCTACTGCTATTATCGGCGGTGGTATTTTCATTGTAAGTTTTCTACTTGGAAGGTGGAGCATTCCAGATAAAACAGATGAAATAGTTGAAAATACTATTAACTATCTTATCAAGGATGGTTACCTTAAATCTCAAAAAAATATCAAAGGCGAAATTGAACTCCTTAAGCTAGAGGAATAATTATGGCTAGACGCCCTATGACAAAAGAGGCTATTGCTCGTAAGACAGCAAAAGCTAAAGCCACACGTGAAGCAAAACAAAAGGCCGCACTATCCGAACTTGTAAAAAGAAAAAAGACTCGGAAACCTCGTAAGGAAATGACACCAGAACAAAAGGCAATTGCTGCCGAACGTCTGGCGAAGGCAAGAGAAGCTCGTGAACCTGCAAAAAATTCATCATATGATGAAACGGTTCGTAATTTGCCTGATGAACATCCTTTGTCTCTTAAAAAAGTTAAACAGTGGATTAATACACAGAAGGAAATTCTTTCTTCTGTAAAACATTTCAAGGATAGTAAAGAATCATCTGAAAGAAATACGTACAATGTTGTAGCTACATATGTACAAAACCTTGAAGGTTATTTAAAATATGGTGTTTATTTTGATCACAAGTCAGGTGAGCACATGGAAAATACCATTCAACACACCTGTGTAAAAATGGCTTATTATCCGGACGGCACTCCAAAGCGGACCGTTGGAGTTTATTATACTGATCTTGGAAAGGTATATGAGGGAGATAATGGAAGTACAATTTCTGAACAAGAATCAATTCACAAAAATGGTCGAAAGCGTCGTACACGAGAAACGGCTTAGTTATATTGAAGCCGTCATAAATATTTGCAATGAGAATAATCTTGAAGTTGAAGATGTAAGTAAATATATTACTGGTATTATCAAGGACAAGATTGAGGCTGAGGCAAGGAATTTAAATTTTCTACCTAGGCAAAATACACTACCAATTTAAATGGTTTACACATCACACTTAATATGATACTATACAAAAACATACAAAATATATTTAAACATACGGAGAATACATATGTCTTTTGCAAATCTAAAACGTAATCGTACCGACCTCTCAGCACTGGTTCAAAAAGCAACAGAGGCCTCGGGAACATCTCAATCTGGTTCCAAGGATGATCGCTTTTGGTATCCCCAGCGTGATAAGGCTGGTAATGGCTATGCGGTAATTCGTTTCCTTCCTGGTCTTGCAAGTGCTAGTACACCTTGGGTGCGTTATTGGGATCACGCCTTTAAGGGGCCAACTGGTCAGTGGTATATTGAAAAATCGCTTACCTCTATTGGTCAACAGGATCCTATTGCCGAATTGAATTCCAAACTGTGGAATTCTGGAATTGAATCCGATAAGGCAATCGTGCGTGAACGTAAACGTAACCTTCGTTACATTGCTAACGTCCTTATTGTATCTGATCCTTCAGCACCAGAGAACGAAGGTCAAGTGAAACTCTATCGTTTCGGCAAAAAGATCTTTGATAAGATCATGGATGCAATGCAACCTAAGTTCCCTGATGAACAACCCATGAATCCGTTCGATATGTGGGAGGGTGCTGACTTCGTGCTTAAGATTCGTACCGTTGAGAGCTATCCTAACTATGATGCTTCGGCTTTCAAATCGGCATCAGCACTGTTCGGTGGGGATGAAACCAGACTCGAGACATTGTATAATAAACAATACGACCTTGGGGAATGGACTGATCCTAAGAACTACAAGAGCTATGATGAACTCAAGACTCGTCTGGCACTTGTCCTTGGTGAAACCGCACCTCGTACTGTTAAACAGGAAGTGGCGTTGGATGAGGTTCGTACTCCAGCTCCCATGCCCACAGCAGAGAATATCTCCATGGATGACGACGATGATACCATGAGCTACTTTGCAAAACTGGCTAACGAGGACTAAACTTTTTTCAAATAATTTTATAAGTGATTGTTTTTTAACAAAACTTTTTTGAAAAAAAATGTACATGGGGGGTTTACTTTTACTATAGAAGTATTATATTACTACTATAGGGATTGAAAGGAACCCCCCATGTATACCTTCGACGAAAACATTGTTTCTGACCTCCACAAAGATGCTCGTGGTTTCCGTCCTACTGAATACTTCTGGGAAGAGTGGACTCAGTGCGGCGATGATACCCGCCAGGCAATGTGGGATAATCTTTGTAAGGAACTAGAGGAAACCATGGACCGTGAACGTCGGTTGGAAGCAGAGGCTATGATTGCTCTGCATCAGCGGATCCAGGGTACCATGCTCCTTGGTGCCAAGGACGAGGTCCAGGCTCTCAAGTGGATCATGGAAGCCGAAGAGTTCGATGATATCGATCTTCGTTATGGTCCTAGTTACTTCTGCTACCACTTCGGTCTCAGCTATAGTGCTGCTAAAGAGCTTCCGATTCAGGAAGCTATGAACCAAATGCTTTATGAGGTTGTGTGATGGATTGGATCATGTATACTGTAGGTATTGTTGCTCATGGCTGGTTGGCGATGGTCATCTTTGCCTTTGTGGTTTTGTCGATTACGGCTCGTGACAATGTGACTAACCGTCTTAACATCTCTCTCTGGCGGATCTGGACACCAATCATTTTGGTAATTGCTTACTGGAACTGGTTCTTTTTTGGATAAGGATATGTGATGCAATATAATCTGAATACCTTTGATGAACACTACATCTATAATGGATACGTACTTGTTAACGAGATCTATGAAGATGATGATCATCGCTCTAACACATGGTCTTGGGGTAAACTTGTAGGTAGTTATATTCAAGACCCTCAGATCTTGACAGGTGTTAGCAGCAACAGCTACGGTTCCTTCAACGAGATATATGAAGCATTTGCAAAGGAAGTTGATAATGTGGGCATGTGATTTCTATAATATACGTTCTGTGTATCACTTTACGTCTCGTGATAAAGCCGAAGCTTATGGCAAATCTGCCGGATTCCAATTCTCTGTCTATGAGGTGACACTATGACTACCTATCTTACCGCTGCTGAAACTGGTGTTGTTGTATTCGATGTTCTTCGGAATAATTTTCACCAGCCTATCGTAAATGGCAAGTGCAATCGTGAGAACATTGAAGAACAAATCACTATGGGTATCATGTCCGGTGCTCTTTCCCCTATGACACAGAAGGATGTTGACTTTGTATGTGATTTGGTTGATGATTTGATTATGGAATATGGAAATGGTGGGAATCAGGTGGCTAAGGGAGCGTGATACAAACACGTGTGAAAACATCCATGTGATGTATGATGGTCCTTGGCAGATTGCTACTATTCGTAATAAAGGTAAAGGGCCACGGAGGTTCGAGGTACAAATCAAAAAGAACACTCCGTGGCATCGTAGATCTCTTCAGTCGGCAAAGTCTGATTGTGAATGGGTGTATATAAATACAAAAAGATAACTCGGTGTAGCTCAGCTTGGTAGAGCATCTGGTTTGGGACCAGAGGGTCGGGAGTTCGAATCTCTCCACCGAGACCAATGTCCCCTTTTTGGGGTCTGTAGGTAAGGAAAGTCTGAACAAGCCAAGTGATCATAGGCATATGTTCAGAGCAGTTTGGCCAAACTGTAAAAGGAGCATGGGCACTCGGAAACGTTGGAGACGAAGAGAGATACCGCACCTGCCTACTTTATTATTGCGGGTAAGCTCAAGGTGAGTCTCCGGCCTTCCAAGCCGTGAAGAGTGGAGTTCGATTCTCCCTACCCGCTCCAATATAAATAGGTATTAATTTGAGGATCAACCAATGGCAGATTTCTTTGATTTCGGATTCACTGCAGTTGATGAAGAAGAATTACATATCGTCCAAGCAGTCACAAGTCTTGCCAAGGATGCCGAAGGTGTCGCCAAGGATGTACAAACCAGACTTGATAATTTGTACAACGCAATCACTCCCCTACTGAATAACTTGAAGAAGAATCCGGAAAAGGAATATATACTATGGCCTGATCGACTTAATAAGGTCGAACAGTTCGAGGATTATATTCAAAAAATTTATACCGGTAACTAGTATGAAAAAAAGAAGCTGGCTTTATAGACTTTTCAATGATCTTTACATTGTTGAAATTACCGAAGAGAATGGTAATAAAAGTGTCTATAAATTACAACATATCAAGAAACTTTCAAATACCGCTTTAAAAGGTATTAATGAGGAAGGTTTAGCAGTAGAACTTAATTCCGTAAAACCTTTTAGTTACAAAGTAAAGAAATTGTACTAATGGAAAAACAAGAACGTTATTATGAGTGGATATTGAGGCAATTGAGAGAACAAAGAAAAGACTCAGATGAAAAATGATTTATGATTTCGACCCCTTATATTCAGCATATCCGAAATTAATAAATCAAACCGTTAAGTTTTTACCAATGGATACCGAAAGAAGATTTTATCATTTTAGGGAATGTAGGGATAGAAGATCCATATTAAAAACTTTTGGGTGGTTGGATACAGAAATAAACTATAGTTTTAATTCATACGGGTTTAGGTCTGATGAATTTGAAGATGTTTCTATACCTAGTATTTTATTTTTGGGTTGTAGTTATACAGTAGGTATAGGTATAAAAATAGAACATTCTTTTACATCTATTATTGCAAAAGAGTTAAATTTAAAAAATTATAACTTAGGAGTAGGTGCAGGTGGGGCGGATTCTTCTTTTCGTATAGGTCATTATTGGATTCCTAAGTTAAAACCCACCGCCGTTGTATTTATGAATCTTTTTGAAAGAAGATGTGAAAAAATAAAAAAAGGAAATATATGTGAGCAAATAATAATAAATAAGCAAGAAGATATGTTGAGTGATAAACATTGGGATATTAATAATTTAAAAGGATTATATGCCTTAAAACACATTTGTCATGAATATAATATTAAATTTTATAATATTACTAAATTTGCAAAATTAGATCTTGCAAGGGATCTAGTACATCCTGGAAAACTTTCAAATGAACAAACCGCAGAAGAAATACTAAATCAAATTAAAAGTAGAGGTAAATAATGTCATTTAAACTTGAAGAAGGCCACTTGGCCGCAATGATTCCTAGTAATAAAGCTGCCGCTGGTAAATGGCATGCTGCACTCAAGGAAATCCTACCAAAATACGAAATTAATACCCCACAACGAATTGCTGGTTTTATTGCACAATGTGCTCATGAATCAGGTGACTTCCGTATCCTGGAAGAGAATCTAAATTATTCCGAGAAATCTCTGAATGCAGTGTTCGGTCGTTACTTTGGTCCTGCGCCAAAGCGTAATGCGGCTGAGTATGCTCGGAACCCAGAGAAAATTGCAAACTATGTTTACCAAGACGAGTTCCGTAGTAAGCAAGGTGCAATGGGTAACACTAAAGCAGGCGACGGTTGGAGATTCCGTGGTCGTGGACTAAAACAACTTACCGGCCGTAATAACTATACAGCATTTGGTAAGACTATTGGTATGTCCGCAGAGGAAGCAGCTGAGTATGTTGCAACTGAAAAGGGTGCTGTTGAATCAGCATGCTGGTTCTGGCATACTAATAAACTCAATACATTTGCGGATGCAGGTGATATTGTAGGTTTGAGCAAAAAGATCAATGGTGGTACTATTGGTCTAGAGGATCGTGTTCGCCGGTGGGAAGAAGCTCTTAAGATCCTTGGTCAGCCGGCGCCGAAGGTAGCTATCGTTGAGGAAAAAGATGACGATGTAGCAGATGATATTGGTGTTCTACGTCGTGGTTGTAAGGGTGAAGGTGTAAAGATCATGCAGAAAGCACTAGGTATTAATGCTGATGGTGACTTTGGACCAGGCACTGAACGTGCTCTTAAAGCATGGCAAGAGAAGAATGGTCTGAAAGCAGACGGTATTGCAGGTCCTGCTACTTTTGCAAAACTACTAGATTAATAAAAAAGTAAACACGGATACATTTTCGTGTTTACTTTAATACTAATATGTGATACTATACTACTATACATTATGGAGGAATCACATGTCTTATGTTAATGATGTCAAGGATCCTGAACTTGTCTTTGTAATTGACAAAGATGATGATACGGCAGAGATTCAAAATATTGAACGTATTGTCAATAATATGAATATTGCTCTGGTTGATTCCGGTTTTGAAAATTATCAGTACAAACTTGAAGTTACTGGTAATAAAGCATATGTGAGAAAGGTTGCCTAATATGGCTACTATTGAAAATATTATTGATCAGAATGATTATAAAGCACGTCCTGGTGATTTGAAACCAATGGATGCTTATGAGGAAACCATTCGTAAAAATGCAGTATTATATAATGTGATTCTTTTTACGCCTGGTAGTAGCTCTCGGTTGGCTCAAAGTTTTACAGATCTTGAACGTGCTGTTGCATATGCTAAGATTGTTCTACAGGAACCTAATCGGATCAGAGCAGCAATGATTTATGCAATTGATGAACATGATCATCATGCACTTCATGGCACAATCCGAAGGGATTTGATTTATAAACGTGTGGTACCACAAAGGTACTGAGATAAAGGGGCTTCGGCCCCTTTATTTTTTTGTATTATAAATATAATAAATCTATTCAAATATGGGGTCACTGATGTTATCTTTTAGAAAATATCTTTCCGAAAAAGCCGCAAAAGGCGGTTTTGATTATGAAGATGTTGTTAATGCCAAACTTAAACAATACGGCCTACAACCTGAAAATGTAAGAAGTGCTGGTTCATCAGCTGATGCTCCAGACGGAACCATTCATGCTGGCGGTAAACATCATAATCTTGAAATTAAAAAAGATAAAAGTGCTATGATGGGACAATTAGAACTTAAATATAGTGATGAAAAAGGTTGGCACATTGGTGATCGTTCTAAAAATAAATATCCTAAAACTGCGGCTCATATTGAAAGACATTTTCTACCAGATGTAAATAAAAAATGGAAAAAACCATCTGGTGATTATGATACAGATCTGAAGATGGGCAATATTTATAAAGATCATCCTAATACAGATCCCATCAAGGATCATTATGGTAAAGATAGAAAAACTCCATATATACAAATTGGTAAATCAGGTCTTCATCATATGGGTAACGATGAAGGTCGTTTAGGAGTTCCTGAACTAAATGGCAAAACACAATTTCGTGCTAGAATGAAATATCGTGGTACTAATAAAAAGACAGGTAAAAAAGGATATGGATCGCTTGTGACATTTGTTTTAAAGGATCACAAACCTTCGTCAGTTGATATTGATAAACATGCAGAATTATTAGGTAAAAAGCATGGTATGAGATAATGGAAAAATATTCCATTCAAAAAATAAGGATATTAACTCATGGCACAATTTAGTACGAGCCGTAACAAACTTCTTAATAATAATAACGACACATACGAAGTTGTAATGGTCTCTGGACAAGCCGGGCCATCAATTTATGTACCAAAAGGTAACCTGAATGCTTCATCAGACGCATTTGGTAGATTACGTGTATCTGAACCATTCACGCTGTTTGATTCCAACCATCGATTTAGTGATAATGGTCTTTTTAATACTGATCTTACAGGAACTGCAAGCGCAACATATAATGCTAATCAAGGCCTAGTTGATTTGGTTATAGGAAGCGCCGATGGTGATCAAGTATTAAGAGAATCGGTAAAGGTTTTTGGATATCAACCTGGTAAATCTTTATTGGTTATGAACTCTTTTACAATGGCTACTCCAAAAGAAAATCTGAGACAAAGAACTGGATATTTTGGAACAGAAAATGGATTTTTTGTAGAAGTAGACGGCACTGATACTTATCTCGTGAAGCGTAGTTCTGTATCTGGAGCACCAGTTGATACCAGACTTATCCAAGGTTCGTGGAATGTAGATAATCTAAATGGTACCGGGCCATCTGGTATTACTCTAGATATTTCTAAATCTCAAATTATGTGGTGTGATATTGAATGGCTGGGCGTAGGTTCTATTCGTATGGGATTTGTTATTAATGGCCAATTTATTGTTTGTCATGTATTTCATCATGCTAATTTAATTGAAGGTACATATTCTACGACAGCAAGTCTTCCTATAAGAACTGAAATTACAAATACCGGTATCACCAGTGGTCCGAGTACATATAAAGAGGTATGTACTACAGTTATTTCTGAGGGCGGTTATGAATTATCAGGTCGCCAAAGAGAGGTGCATACGCCGATTACGGCTAGATATGATATGGCTACTGCTGGTAATTATTATCCTGTTGTATCAATAAGACTGAAATCCAATAAATTGGATGCAATAGTTCTTCCAAGCGCGGCCAGTATTTTAGGTGATGGTAATGGTATCAATTACCATTATAAAATGGTTGCTGGCGGTAGAGTAGAAGGCGGTACTTGGCTTACCGAGGATAGTGCTGCTGCCGTAGAATATAATTTAACTGGAATAAACTTCCATGAATCTGACGGATCTGGAAATAAAATCGGAAGAACATTGGCTGGTGGATTTCTCAATAGTTCAAATCAAGGGTCTCCTACCATTGATATTTTAAAAGATGCTTTATTCAAGTTTCAGCTTCAAAGAAATACTTTCACAGATTCAGCTGAAACTTTTACTCTTGCAGTTGCTAGTGATACTAATGGATATGGTGTCTGGGGTGGTCTAGATTGGGATACGGTAACTCGTTAATAGAGGTTTACAAATGATTCGAATTAGGATATCATGTTAGTATGGAAAAGTTTAGCTCATACATAACCGAAGAAAAAAATACCCACATGACTCACATTGAGGACAAAGTCCTTTATGGTGGTGTAAATGGAACACGCCAGGCAATAAATGCCTTACGTGAATTAAGAGATATGTTAAAAGGATCGCACGATGGAAGTATCTCTGTTAAATGGGATGGCGCTCCTGCTATTTTTGCTGGTATTGACCCGAGTGATGGTCAATTTTTTGTTGCCAAGAAGGGCATATTCAACAAAAATCCTAAAGTCTATAAATCTCCAGCTGACATTGATGCTGATACTTCTGGTGATCTTGCTTCTAAGCTCAAAGCTGCCCTCGAGTATTTGCCAGAGCTTGGAATCAAGGGTGTGGTTCAAGGAGACTTTCTCTTCGGACCAGGCGATTTATCTACAAGTATAATTAAAGGTGAGAAGTATTTAACTTTTCATCCTAATACAATTGTATATGCAGTACCTGCTAATTCAAAAGAAGCAAAAACTATTAAATCTGCTAAAATCGGTATTGTCTGGCACACTACATATACAGGTAATACATTTGAATCCATGCGTGCATCATACGGAGTTGATGTAAGCATGTTTAAACAATCTCGAAATGTATGGTCACAAGATGCTATGCTAAGGGATTTAACCAAAGCAACTATGAGTAAAAAAGAAACGGAGGAAGTGAATGAATATCTTTCGCAGGCTGGTAAACTATTTAACCAAATCGCAGGATCCACACTCAGAGAGCTGGAACGAAACGGACAACTCGCTCAGCTCATTGAAACCTACAACAACACCTTTGTTAGACGAGGCGAAATCATTGGAGATACAGGAAGACACGTATCAGGCCTCATTAAGTGGATCAAAGCCAAGTACCAAAAAGAAATCAACGCCAAGAAAACCGAGAAAGGCAAGTCCGCCGGCCAAAAAAAGCTCGACGAAATCTTAACTTTCTTTTCCGACGAGAATCAAATAAACTTAAAACGTATTTTTGATTTACAAAAAGTGATAGTTTTTGCTAAATTAAAACTTATAAATAGTTTAAATAAATTACAAAGTATACAAACTTTTGTAAAAACTCGTAATGGATTCAAGGTAACCGGCGCTGAAGGCTTTGTTGCTATTGATACTCTCGGTGGTGATGCGGTGAAAATTGTTGATAGGATGGAATTTTCCTACAACAATTTCTCACCTGATATATTAAAGGGATGGGATAAACCAGGAAGAAAATAAATGGCTAAAAAACTTGACTTTAAAGATTTCCTTACTGTAGACTATGCACCAGGCATGCCTGATCTAATTAAGAAAAACGCTAAGAAGCGTAAAGGTGATACTGGTGCTGGTACAAATGCAGAATATTCTTCCAGGTACTCACCTGAAGATCAGATAGATACCATTGGTGAAAAAACAACAGATCCTATTGAACTAGGAACCCATGCTAAGAATGTTGGCATGGGTTACACTGGTAAACATAAAACAATAAAAGACCCAGGTTCCAAAAAAGGAAGACATGTTCATGTTTTCCAATTTACTGGTGAGGAAGCAGAGCTTGATGAAGTATCACAAGCTCTAGCACATAAGGTAGCAAAAGCAAGACAGGCACAGGCTTCAAATCTACGCCAAAAAGCAGTGGATGAACCTGATATGATGAAGGCATTTGCTCATACCAAAGCAGCTAATAAAGCAGAGAAAAAAGCTGGTCAATCATACAATCGTCTTATGAAAAAAGAAGAAGTTGAGCTTGATGAAGAATTAAAGTTTCACGATAAAACTTTTAAAGACGGAAGCAAAGTTACTGATATTTTTCATAAGAACAAGTTTGTTGGTTCTATCGGCAAACATCATCCAAGAAATGGGAGACCAGAAGGTTATCACGTAATTCAATATAAAACTGATAGTATACCCAAAGGCAGTAAAAACATTCATAGACATGAAAGACTGAATTCTCACGAAGATGCTAAGAAATTAGTTACTAAGCATTTTAATGAAGAAGTAGAACTTGATGAAGCAATGACTGCAACACATAAGAAACTAGCCCATGATGTGCATAAGCAATTGAAGCGTGATGAGCCTATGGGTCTAGCAGCTGGTATGAAACTCAAAGCAGATCATAGTATGCTTCGTTCTAAGTATGGTTCAGACTGGAGAAAGAAAGCTGGTATCAAAATTGTTGAAGAGACAGAAGAAGTTGATGAAGCATTGAACCTTCAGCAAAGACGTGCTCGTGGCCGTAAGATGAAACTCAAGCGGCGTCAGATTGAGGTCAGCCGTAAAAGAGTTCTAAAAAGAGCAGCCGATCCTAAGCGTCTTAAAACACGTGCTGAAAAAGCAGCTAGAAATGCTATCTTCCGTAGACTTGCAAAAGGTCTATCAAGAGATGAAGTACCTCCACAGCGTAAACAAGAAATTGAAAAACGTATGGAGAAAATGAGAGGTCGTATTAAGCGCCTTGCAATAAAACTTATGCCTAAAGTTAGAAAATTAGATAAAGAACGTAGAGCAGATAAAGAAGATAAATGATTAATTCGTTTAAGAATTACCTTATTGAAGAGGAAAGGGTTGTTTATTTTACCTTTGGTAGAATGAATCCTCCAACAATTGGTCATGGTAAGTTATTAGATAAACTTGCGTCTATAGCTGGACGTAATCCATACAAAGTATTCTTGTCTCAATCACAAGATCCTAAAAAGAATCCATTACAATATTCTGATAAGATTAAAAGCGTTCGTAAGATGTTTCCAAAACATGCACGTAATGTAATGATTAATAAAAAAGTTAGGACACCATTTGATGCGCTGACTGCTTTATATAATGAAGGTTATCGTAAGGTTATAATGGTTGCTGGTTCAGACCGTATTAATGAATATGACTTGCGTTTAAATAATTATAATGGCAAAGAAGGCGGCCACGGTTTCTATAACTTTAAAGATGGTATAAAGATTATTTCTGCTGGTGAAAGAGACCCGGATGCTGAAGGTGCTGAAGGTGCTTCTGGAACTAAACAGCGCGGTTATGCTTCAGCCAATGACTTTATTAAATTCTCTCAAGGTCTTCCAATTGCTATGAATACCAAAGACGCACGTAGACTTTTTAATGATGTTCGTAAAGGTATGGGCCTTAAAGAAGAAAAGACATTTAGGAATCACGTACAATTAGATCCTATATCATTAACACGTGAATCATTTGTAAAAGGTCAGTTATTTGATCTTGGTGAAAGTGTTATTATTAAAAAGACGGATGAGGTAGGTACAATTGTTGTACTTGGATCCAATTATGTTATTGTAGAATCATCCGAAGGTAAACGCTCTCGTTATTGGTTAGATGCTGTTGAGAAAATAGTTGAACAAGATAATAAAAAGTCTATGTACAAAGATAAGCCTGACTGGGGTACACCAGAAGCTACCAAGAAATGGAAAAAAGCTACTCCAGGTGAGATGGAAGAAAGTCTTTGGGCTAATATTCGTAAGAGACGCGCAGCTGGTAAACCAAGGCTAAAACCTGGTGATAAGGGTTATCCTAAAACACTAAATATAGAACAAAAAGATCCTATTGATGCAGCAAAACTTCGTGTACAAAGACAGAAAGAAATTGCTGCTCGTAGACATGACCAAATTATGGATAGAGCAAGACTTTTAAAAGCCAAACAGCAGAATCAGGAAACCAAGTAATGATTAAGTTTAACGATTTTATAGCTGAAAATGCTGCGGTTCGTAAAAAAGCCGAAGCATCAGGTATGCCATATGGTACTCTTATGAAGGTATATCGTAGAGGTGTTGCTGCTTGGAATTCAGGTCATCGTCCTGGTACTACACCAGCTCAGTGGGGTTTAGCAAGAGTTAATTCATATGTGACCAAAGGTAAAGGTACCTATCACGGTGCTGATAAAGATCTTCGTAGTGAAGAAACTATGGCCGAAGGTGAAAATTATTTCAAAGGTTTAAGTAAATCTACCATTGCAAAAAGAAAAGCACATTGGAGAAAGGCAGATAAGTTATCTGACAGAGATCCAAGAGCATACGAACCAGCGCCTGGGGATGCAAGAGCAGAAACAAAACCTTCAACACATACCAAAAAATATCAGGCAATGTTCGGAATAAAGGAAACTAACATGAAAAGTTTTAAGGACATAAGACAAGAATTAACTGAAACTAAAAAATTACCAACTGGTCATGGGTCGCTCGAGGTTAATGATATGCCACATCCGAACGCGCGTTCTGAGTATCATGATGATGGTAGCAAGAACCGCGATCATTATAAAAAAGCTGGGATAAAAGCTCATGCTCTTCATTCAACACAACCTGGTTATTATAGAGTTAGATTGACTGGTGATAAAGAAAAGCTTAGAGATTTTGCACATAATCATTTGGATTATAATAAAAAAAATCATCCGACTTTTGATCATCTTAAACATGCAATCGGTAAGGACCAGGGGGATCATGAATAATGAAAAGCTTTTTTGAATTAAGAGAAGCTGCTTCAGTTAATTCAGCCGATAAGAAACCTGAAACCTATATAGGTCCAGATGGTAAGCCAAAGATTCGTATGGTGCCAGTTGTTCGTAAAATTATTAAAACTGAGCAAGCTGAAGATGATATGCCTGCTTCTCAGGATGAAAAATCTATGGCATTAGATCAGGCTAAGTTCTTAAAGTACGTTGGTGAAGAGATTACCGAATATTTAAATAAGAATAAAGAATTTCCTGAGTGGATGCAGAATAAGCTTTCTGGCCTTCATGAAAAAGCCAAGGATATGCATGCTGTTTTAGCTGGCGATTATGAAGATGATGAAGACGAAGACAAAGAAGATGATGAAAAAGAAATGAAAGAAGCTAAGTTATATGGTCCTGGCCATATTGGTTCCATTCAAAGAATGTTAGATAAAGAACGCCAAACAAAGAAATATACAAAGCCTACACAAGCAGAAATTGATGCTGATAAAAAGAAAGACCAACTTGGTAAATCCCGTCCAAGCATGACTGCAAAAGGTATTACAAATAAACAATATGGTGGTATGAAAGTTGGTTTAAAAACTGAAGAAAATATTGATGAAGCTGCACCTAAATTGAAGGGTGACTTCATTAAAATGCAACGTCAGAAGGATGCTGAACATGCAAAAGGTATGGGTGTATCTGTAAAGACCGGCCGAAAGCTTCCAACAAAGACCATGACTTCAACTCAACGTTCTCTTGCACAAATGCGTGGTAACAAATGATTAAGTTTAAAGAATATATGCTAGCAGAGGAAAAAGATCCTCGTGTTAAAGCAGCTGGTGTGGAAGGTTTTAATAAACCTAAAAGAACACCAAGCCATCCTAAGAGCAGTCATATTGTAGTTGCCAAAGAAGGCGATAAAATTAAAACTATTAGATTTGGTCAGCAAGGTGTATCAGGCTCTCCTGCAAAAGAAGGTGAGTCAGACCGTGAAAGAGCAAGACGTAAATCATTTAAAGCACGTCATGCAAGAAATATTGCAAAAGGTAAGATGTCTGCCGCCTATTGGGCAGATAAAGTTAAGTGGTAAATAACTATAAATAAATGGGAAGTTCAATGGCTACTGACACAACTAGTTCACGACTTGATCGTATTGAAGAAAAGATTGATAAATTATCAGATGCTATGATTCTAATGGCAAGAGCAGAAGAAAAGCTCATTGCATTAGAGTCTAAGCATGCTGCACAATATGAAAGAATGAATCGATTTTCTGAGAAATTGGATGCCATTGAAAAAGTCGTAAATGATAATGCACATACTGTGAATACAATTAACAAACTATTCTGGATTGCAATAGCAGCTGCATCAGCAGCAATAGCAGCAAATATCTGGATGTAAGGAGAGACAAATGAAGACTCAAGATATTAAAAATATTGCGTCTGCTTACATGCAGGTGCAGGAAAAGGCAAAAATGGATCCAGTTAATCCAGATGAGCTAAAGGGAACTCACGCTCAGCGTAAAGATAAAGACATCGACAATGATGGCGATGTTGATAAGTCTGACGAGTACCTACACAATCGTCGTAAAGCCGTTAAGACTGCTATGAAAAAAGAAGAAGTTGAAGAAGCATATTCTGATGCTCATCGTGCTAAAATGGCTAAGTCATATAAGGGCAAAAACCCTCATCATATTAATGCCATGTCATCCGATAAAGGCACAATGACTATTGTTACTAATAACGGTAATAGGTACACTGTGACTGCAAAGGAAACTGGTGGTAAGATGCCAAAGACGGGAGATCACATTAACAAGTGGAAGCCAGGTGCTGTAAAAGAGGAAGTTGAACTTGATGAAGGTTTGATGGATAAAGTCAAATCTGGCGTTAAAAAGATTTTAGGCAAAAAAGAAAAACCTGCCGCCTCAGATACATTGCGTAAGGGTGCAAGTGTATTTCAAAAATCTATGCATTTTTCACATCATCACAATCTCGTTTCCGCTGCTATTGATGGACCTAAAAAGCCTAACAGTGATGGCTTTCACGCCCATCTCGGCCATAAAGCCGCAGCACATTATCATTCATCCGCAGCCGATGAACACCATGGCACACCTGCAGGTGAACACCACGAGAAAGCTTCAGAGCATCATCATGATGCTCATGAGCATCTTACAAGATATGAAAAAACTAGAAATGAAAAACACTTAAGAAAAGCAGTATATCATTCAAAACAAGCGGCTCAGCATGCAGCACTGGCCAAAAAACATGGAGGAAACGATTCAGATACTCCTGCCCTTCATAAAGACACCGAAGGTGCATACAGTGCCTATAAAAAAATGAATGAGGAAGTCGAAAACTTGTCAATGAGAGAAAAGCTTCAGGTGCAAAAAGAAGTTATTGTCGAAAGAGAAATGACTGCTGCTGAAAAGAAAAAGCGTGAAGACATTGTAATGGGTATGAAAAAGAATAAAGCAGATCTTGAAAAGAGATACGGTTCTCGTTGGAAAGATGTAATGTATGCCACTGCAACTAAACAGGCAATGGAATCAGTAGATGATGCACTTAAAATGACCAATAATCTTTTAACTACAAAAGAAAGCTTTAAGACTGAAACTACTACTTGGCCGGTATATGCACGTATTAAAGAAGCAAATGATCGCGCAATGCATTACAAAGGCGCAACACCACCAGAAACCATGGATGCGAAATTAACTGCTTCTGATAAAGCTTTCCTTGCACCACATGGTGAATTGAAGGGTAATGATTCAGGCATTGATGGAGAAAAAGCTGCAGAATATACTGCAAAGCATGCTACGGATGGAATCAAACCGGGCGGTGGTATGAATCGTACTGGTGATCAAAAAACTGGTGATAAGAATATCATTAAATCAACACAATCAAACGTAGGATCAAAGATTATGGATAATTTTGTAAGAAAAATTAAAGAAGCATATGCAGAAATGTTGGAAAAACAAAATTCTGAAATTTCTGAAATTTCTCAACAAGCAAAGAAAAATTATCTAAAAAAAGCAATTGGTAGTGATAAGGATGAACCAGAGTCACCCTCTTTAGCAAATCTAAAAACAGCAAGAAATATACCTCAAAAATATAGAACTAGTCATACAAGTGCTATAACTAGTAAAGATAAAGATCTAGATAGAAGTATTGCAAATAGAAAAAAAGGTATTGAAAGAGCAACCGGTTCAGCAAAAACTGCACAAGCTGTTTCAAAGGATGTTAATAAAGCCGCATCAGAATTTTCTAAAGAATATCCGGATATTAAAAAAGGTTATTCCCATTTGAGTAGAGCTTCTAAAAAAGCTGGAGTTGATAAGTAATATTACCTCCCCAATATAGTACTATATTATTATACCATGTTTTTTGGACTTGTAAATACCTAATATGATCAAATTTGAATTAACTGAAGAGAACTTGGTGTTGTATGCAGCTAAAAACTACTACAACCCCAAGTTCATTGATATGGAAGAATTCGAAGACGATCTAAAAAGATTTAAGTATTTAAAACGTCTTATTAATCGTTATGAAGAAACAGGTGATTTATCGGAGCGATTAATATTAAATCATTTAATTGTTGTCTTTAATGCATTTGGTATTGAGGCATCACTAAATATACTTGAATTGAAAATGAATAAAACACATTGGCCTATATTAAAGCCATTTTTAATCTTTTTAAAATATATTCGTAATGATCAATATACTAAGATTCCGATGGATCCGGTAGTTGTAGAGGCATTAAGGAAGATCTAATGGGTATTGTTAAATCAGCAGCGGATCTACTTTATACGTTTCGCTTCCTTAAAATTCTTGTAACCCCCTTTAATGAAACCGATGCTTTTAAAGCAGGTATTATTGATGCCGAAGGTAAACGCCGTAAGGATTTTGAATTGAATACGATGGATAATCGTAAAGCATATCAGGAATATTTTACACCATTTCACAGACTTGTTTTTAATGTAAAAAGGTTCCTATCAAATGCACCAGGTGGTTCATCACGTATCGCAAGCTATGCATCAGCTCTGTATCTTATTAGAGAGGAATATGGAATCTCTGAAGAGGATATTAAAAAAGGTTTGACAGAAGCCGGTATAGATCCTACTGATATGTTAATGGAAAATAATCAGTGGTTTGTACTCAATGATCAAAGGCTTTCACCTGGAATTTATCGTGTAAAAAATCCAAAGTGTTTAAATAGATCTTTTGACGATATGGTAAGACCTTTTGATAAAATTCGTGTAGAAGATAAATCATATCCAATTGGTGAAATATTTGGCCTAAATATCTATGAGGCTATTCATATGCCAACAAGACAAAAGATTTATATTACTGCCGAGGAAATTTTAAAATGAAAGACAAATGCAAAGATTGTGCTGAGTTTGCTACCGAATTTTGTGAACCTTGTAATGAATTGGATGAACAAACAACAGAGGATACAACCACAGCAAGTGTAGCATTTCCTCCGACCATGATGCCGAAAAGATTATTACGCCGTAGAAAAGATCCCAAGATTCAAGAAATTATTATGGTTGATCGTAGATATGATGAAACCAAACGTGGTGCACCAGTACTTAGAAAACGTTTTAGAAAGTATATAGAAGATCCATCGTGACAATATTATATGATGATAGAGGTTTAGTGGTAGATAAAACTGAATCCTTTTTAAAAAAATATGAAAATATTGGTTGTATATGTTCTGGAGGAACTGATTCGTCATTTTTATTATGGTGGCTAGCTAAATGTATTGACGATTTAAATTTACATAATAGTCATATATTGTTACCTGTTCATGCGGTTGACTTAGGATTTCCTTTTAATACAAAATTTCATTTTTTAAAAATACTAGAATTTATTCGCGATAGCTATCCTAAAATAAATATATTAGATCCTTATATCATAAAATATAAAAAAGATTTTGATTCACCAATTATAATCAAAAAAAATAAATATATAAAACCTATTGTAGATAAATTAGAAAAAGGGTTAATAGATACTTCCATCAGTGGAATGACAAGTGCCCCATTATTTGATAAAATTAATCTTGGTTCTATTACAAAAGAACGAAATTATAATGAAAACGATATGCAAGAAAAAAGAAGCCTTTTTATACATGTTGATAAAAAATTTTTAGCATTTCAATATAAAAAATTTGATTTAATGAATAATTTATTTCCTCTTACCAAATCTTGTGTAACTCCTGATGCAAAAGGAAATCCTTGTAAAAAATGTATGTGGTGTAAGGAAAAATATTGGGCATTTAATTGCTATGACGGAGGAATAAAATGATCCGACTCTATTTACTTTTATTCATTATCGGTACTGTGTCCGCAATAGGTTATGGTGGATACACATATGTAACGCAACTTCAGCAACAAGTTAATACCCTAAGGGAAAACAATGTATTGTTGGAACAGACCGTAGCAACGAACCAGGCGACTATAGATCGTATGGTAGCAGATGCAACACGAAATGCACAATTACAATCACAATTGCAATCTCGTTTACAAGAAGCTGAAGCAAGAGTTGGAAGTTTAAGAACTCGTCTATCACAGATTGATATCACACGTGAAGCACTGGCAGATCCTGTAGATATGGAAGAAAGAATTAATCGTGGAGTCCAAAGACTCAGAGAAAGAATATTGGAGGAAACCGGTGGTCAAATGGATAGTGATACCAGCGGCGCTACTAGCGCTCAGTAGTTGTACAAGTGTTTCTAGTTTATTACCAGAACCTCAAGTTGTAGTTCAAACAGAATATATTGAACGAAACATACCTGTACAACAAAGACCTTCTCCCGTGGATATGCCAAATGTAGATTGGTATGTTGTAAATGCTGACAATCTTGACGAGTTTATTTCACGTATTCAGAGTGATGTAGGTGAGGTAGTTTTTATTGCCATCACACCAAAAGGTTATGAGAATTTAGCTTTAGGTATTGCTGAACTCAGAAGATACATTTTACAACAACAAGAGATTATTGTATATTATGAACAGCAAGTTACAACAGAGACTCCAGCAGAGCCTACAGGTTAACTTTATTGTAATATACATAAAATAATTGGTTTACAACGCCTCGAGCGTGATATATAATCTACCAATAACAATATCAACACAATTTTAAATAAACAAAGGCAACATATTGTATATTTTGCCTTATTTTTATTTTTTAAGGGGAAGAATAAATGCTGTTCGAAGAACAAATTTCAAGAAAGCCAGATCTTTATCCATGGACAAAAAAATTCATAGATGCTATTTGGCAAGGATTTTGGACACCAGATGAATTTAACTTTCGATCAGATTATTCACAATTTAAAACAGATCTAACACAAGAAGAACAAGAGGTGGTTGTTCGCACTCTATCTGCAATTGGTCAGATTGAAGTAGCTGTAAAAACATTCTGGGCTGACATCGGTCGGCATATGCCTCATCCCTCAATCCGCGACCTTGGGTTTGCTATGGCTAATTCAGAGGTTATCCATAACCTAGCATATGAAAAGCTTCTTGACGTTCTCCATTTAAGCCATGTATTTGAAGAAAATCTAAATGAAGAAGTTATTAAAGGTCGTGTAAACTATCTTCGTAAGTATAATAAGAAAGTTTATAAAGACGCAAAGCAGCAATACATCTACTCAATTATTCTCTTTACTCTTTTTGTAGAAAACGTATCTCTTTTTAGTCAGTTCTATATCATTATGCACTTTAATCGTAATAAAGCAGTATTGAAAGATTGTGCACAACAAGTCCAATATACTCGTAATGAAGAAATGCTTCATGCTCAAGTGGGCGTTAAACTAATCCAGACTCTCAGAGAAGAATATCCAGAATATTTTGACGAAGAGTTAAATACTCGTATTCAACAAGAATGTGTTGAATCTTTGGAAGCAGAAGGTAAAGTAATTGATTGGATTATGGGCGATTATTCTATTCCAGGATTGAGCGCTAATATTCTAAAAAGTTTTATTGCCAAGAGAATGAAAGATTCTCTTGAGATGATTGGATTCGATAACTCTGGCATTGAATATAACCAACATCATATTGACCAGACCTATTGGTTTGATGAAGAACTCCTTGGCGCCAATATGACTGACTTCTTCCAGAAGCGTCCTGTTGAGTATGCAAAGGGCAAAGGTATTACTGCAGACGATCTATTTTGAGGGGAAAGAAATGATTAATACAACGAACAAATGGTGGTGGGCAAACGAAGACTCAAGGACCTTTTTATCAAGAGGTTATATTGATGGTAATATGACCGTTGAAGAAAGAGTAAGAGAAATTGCCAAGGAAGCCGAACGTATTCTTGATATTGAAGGGTTTGGTGATAAATTTTATGATTACATGAGCCGTGGTTTCTATTCTCTTTCTTCTCCTGTATGGAGTAATTTTGGAACCAAAAAAGGACTTCCGATTTCTTGTAACGGTGTATGGGTGGATGATTCAATTGAATCCATTCTAAAAAAGGTTGGTGAAGTTGGTATGCAAACCAAGATGGGTGCAGGAACCAGTGGTTATCTTGGTTCCATTCGTCCACGTGGATCAGCAATTAATACCGGCGGCAAGGCAGATGGTCCTGTCCATTATGCCAATATGTTTGAAACAACTGTAGATATTATTTCACAAGGTAATGTCCGCCGAGGATCAATGGCGGTTTATCTTGATATTGAATCACCTGATATTATGGAATTCCTTGAGTGCCGTGAGGAAGGTTCATCAATTCATAATCTATCTCTTGGAGTTTGTATCTCTGATAAATTTATGCAAGAGATGATTGATGGTGATACCAATAAACGTAATGTTTGGGCTAGAGTTCTACGCAAACGTCGTGAATCTGGTTATCCATATCTATTTTTCTCTGATACGGTAAATAATAATAAACCACAAGCTCTTAAAGATAAGAATAAAACTATTTGGGCATCAAATCTATGTTCTGAAATTGCACTTCCATCTAGTGAAGATGAATCATTTGTTTGTAATTTAGCATCAATGAATGCTCTTACATTTGATCAGTGGCAAAATACAGACGCCGTTGAAACCATGATTTATTTCCTTGATGCCGTCATGGAAGAATATATTACAAAGACAAAAGATATTCCGTTTATGGAATCATCATATAATTTTGCAGTCCGTTGGAGAGCTCTTGGTCTTGGCATTCTCGGATGGCATTCTTATCTACAATCCAAAATGATTGCATTTGAATCATTCCAGGCTCAAATGGAATCAATTAAAATTGCCAAATTTATTGATGATAGATCAATGGCTGCTACCAAAGAACTTGCCATTGAATATGGCGAACCAGAAGGATTACTCGGATATGGTCAACGTAACCTCACTCGCACTGCTATTGCTCCTACAACTTCTTCTAGTTTCATTCTTGGTCAGGTTTCTCCTTCTATTGAGCCACTTGCCTCCAACTATTTTACTAAAGACCTTGCCAAAGGTAAATTTACGTTCAAGAATCCATACCTTGTTCAACTTTTGGAAGAAAAAAGACAGAACACTTTCGAAGTCTGGGAATCAATCCTCAAAAGAGGCGGATCAGTCCAACATCTCGAGTTCCTGACAAAAGATGAAAAGGACGTATTTAAAACTTTCTCTGAAATTACACCACTTTCAATCGTACAACAAGCAGCGTCACGTCAAAAGTATATTGACCAAGCTCAGTCGTTGAATCTACTAATTCATCCTGATGTACCAGCCAAAGATATAAATAGCCTTATTATAGAAGGATGGCGACTTGGAGTGAAAACATTCTATTACCAACGATCAGCTAATCCTGCACAAGAACTTGTACGTGACATTATGAATTGTGCAGTCTGCGAAGCCTAAGGAGCTAAAATGGACGAGGATCTAAAAGAATACGGTACAACATGTGAAGTATGTGATTCAGAACTTGAATTAACAGCATTTGGAGCTTCTGATCTACCTTTGTATTGTCCAATGTGTGGTGAACAAACTGAATGGGAAGAATTAGATCCAGAAGATATGTGGGCAGATTAACAGGTATAAGTAACTCCATAGAAATATGGAGTTATTTTTTATGTATTATGAACCAAAGGAAATTCATATTGAATTAACTGATAAATGTAATGCACAATGCCCAATGTGTGCAAGAACAAATATTAATGATATTTCAAAAACAACAGAATTTGTAAAAAATGTCGAAATTACATTTGATGAATTTAAATCAATAGTTGATAATATTAAATTTAAAAAATATATATTTTCCGGTAATTATGGTGATCCTTTATCTGCAAAAGATTTTCTAAAAATAGTAGAATATATTGCCGATGAAAATACTGAAATTTTTATTCATACAAATGCATCATTAAAAACAACATCTTATTTTGAAAAATTAGGTAATATATTATCCATAAATCCAAATAATAAAGTATTATTTGCCCTTGATGGATTAGAAGATACTCACCATATTTATAGACGTAATACCAATTTTGATAAAATTATTGAAAATGCAAAAGCATATATCAATAATACCAAGGCAAAATCTAGTTGGGAATATCTTGTTTTTAAACACAATGAACATCAAATTGAATTAGCAAAAATAAAAGCAAAAGAAATAGGATTTACAAATTTTAATTGTCGATATTCCAATAGATTTCCTTTAAATAATAAAGTAAGTTTTTATGATAACAATAATTTAAATATAATAGAAAAAGCTGAGTTTAGTACAATATCTGAAATTTATGGTGAAATAAAATGTGAAGCAATAAAAAGATCAGGTATTTATCTTTCAGCCGAAGGTTATTTGTGGCCTTGTTGTTGGACTGCTTCTAGATACAAACATGATCCAGATTTATCCGATATAGTAAATAAATGTGGAATAGAAACAATTAATATAAAAAAATATTCAATTTATGAAATTATGGATGGAATGATATGGACTGAAATTGAAAATAGATGGAAATATGGTAAACCAAGTGCTTGTTGGAATGTGTGTTCAAGAAATAGTAGAAGTGTAAATAATAATGTGGTATTATAATAATAAAGTTTTAGAACAACCACCTGAAGGCTATCAAGGATTTGTTTATCTTATTACAGATAAATCCAATGGTAAAATGTATATTGGCAAAAAAGGCTTTTGGTCCAAAAAAACATTACCTCCATTAAAAGGTAAAACTCGTAAAAGAAGATCCATTGTTGAATCTGATTGGCAAAGCTATTACGGTTCATCAGACATGGTAAAACAACTACTTCAAGAACACGGCGAGCAAAATTTTCACAGAGAAATATTATATCTTTGTAGAACAAAAGGCGAAATGGGATATTTAGAAGCAAAAGAACAATTTGCCAGAAATGTTCTTCTAGATGATAACTATTATAATGGTATTATCAATTGTAAAATCCATAGGGCTCACGTTCAAAGTTTATTAAAATGAATTATATTCCAATACATCTTGATTTAGAATTAAGTAATATTTGTAATGCGGCATGTCCGATGTGTGCAAGAACAAATATTAATAATACAAAACCAAATAATGTTGTACCTTCAATAGACAACAAAACTCAAATTTCATTTTATGATTTTAAAACTATAATGGATAAAAATCCGTACATAAAATCATATAATTTTTGTGGTAATTGGGGAGATCCAATAGCAACAAAAGATTTTCTAAAAATAATAGAATATATTGCAAAAAAAGATATAACAATTACAATTCATACAAATGGAGGTTTAAAAACAAAATCTTGGTGGGAAGAATTAGGTAAAATACTATCATGTAATATTGATAATACAGTTATATTTGGTATTGATGGATTAGAAGATACTCATAGTGTTTATAGACGTCATACTAATTTTAATAAAATTATTGAAAATGCCGCTGCATATATTAATAATACTAAAGCAATTTCAATATGGTCTTTTATACCTTTTAAACACAATGAACATCAAATAGAATCAGCAAAAGACATGGCTAAAAAAATGAATTTTACAAAATTTATTATTAATAATACTGCCAGATTTAAAAATACCAAAGAATTTATATTTTATGAGGATGGTTTAAAAAATATATTGGAAAAGGCTGAAATATCACCGGAAATTGTTTATAATTATAGTAATAAAATAGAATGTTTTGCTAAAAAATATAGAAGGATATATCTTTCATTTGATAAATTAGTATTCCCTTGTTGCTATACTGAAGGTTCATTTAGAAAAAAAAATGACGAATATCTTAATGATATAATTGAATTTAACGATTTAAATAAACTTAATGCATTAGAATATTCATTTGTTGAAATTATACAATCTGATATTTTTAAATTATTAGAATTATCTTGGTCTAAAAATAATCCTAAAACGTGCTTTAGACGATGTTCATTAAACCACTCAAACATTAGAGAAATTAGTTATTTGTAAAGTTAAAATAATGAATAGTTTTCAACGTAAGGAAGCCAATCGTTATTACTGGATAGTAAAAGGAATGCTGATTCCTGAGAATTGGTCAGATGAACAAGTTATGAAAATATATGATTCATACTTTAAAAGAATCTGGGGTAACCATGAAGCCATTGTGCACGAACTTGGCTTTGAGGCTGCATGGGCAGCAAGACAAGCTAAAAATAAATTAAAATAATTGTTTACAAGCCATCCAGTATGTGATACTATAATGATGAACATAAAACCATGTGGATAAAACTATGATCTTGATTGACTACTCCGGAATTTCCATTGCTCCCATTGTGATGGGTCAAGCCAAATTTAATGATGAAAACCTTATCCGTCATATGATTCTGAACACGATCCGTATGTATCGTCAGAAGTTCAAAGAATATGGTGAGGTTGTTATCGTAGCTGACGCTGGTGGTAACTGGCGTAAAGAAGTATATCCCGAGTACAAATTTAAACGTAAGGAAAGCCGTGAAGAGTCTAAAATTGATTGGGATGAGGCATTTCGAATCATCAATATGGTTCTTCAGGAAATCAAAGATAATATGCCCTACAAGGTTATTCATCAGTGGGGCTGTGAGGCAGATGATTCCATTGCAGAAATTGTAAAATGGACTCAGGAATTTGGCAATTATGAACAAGTGATGATTGTATCTGCCGATAAGGATTTCAAACAACTACACAAATTTGATAACGTTCGTCAATATTCACCGATGACAAAAAAGTTTATCAAGGTGGATAATCCTCGTGTTGAACTACAAGAACACATTCTGACAGGTGATGCTGGTGATGGTGTTCCCAATGTGCTATCAGATGATAAAGTATTTGCCGAAGGTCGTCGCCAAAATATACTCTCTGCAAAGAAAAAAGAAGTATTAATGAATGACCCTAAAGCACTTGGTGAAGAAGTGTATCGTAATTATCTTCGTAATAAAAAGATGATTGATATTACGGAAACATCAGCACTTCCTGATCATACACGTAAGGAAATTATAAATACCTTTGAAAACCAAAATAAATCTAATTACAAAAGTAAGGTATTGAACTACTTTATTAAGTATCAATGTAGAAATCTTATTGAAGTTCTAGATGAATTCATTAGTTGATTAAGGCAATATACCATGGCTTATACTATTAAAAAACACATTTATGAAGTTCTTGAATTAGTTGAAAAAGCTACCAAGAAAGAAGAAAAGATTCAAATTCTGAAATCAAATGAATCATGGGCTCTAAAAGATGTGCTTCGTGCAACATATGATGATGCTATTCAGTTTCTTCTACCCGGAGGAAAACCTCCATATACGCCTTCCAAAGAAGGTTCAATTCCCTCAACACTTCTAAAACAAAACGTGCAATTTAAATTCTTTGTAAAAGGTGGTCCTGGTGAAAAAATGTTGCCAGTGAAACGCGAAAGAATTTTTATTAATGTTTTGGAAGCTATCCATCCTAACGATGCAGAACTATTGGTCAAAATGATCAATAAAGAGTCTCTTGGTAAAGGTATTACCAAGAAACTGGTCCAGGAAGCATTTCCTGGTCTTATTACAAAATGAGTAGGTGATAACTGTAACAAACTTCGAAAGGAGCCTACATGACTGAAATTCAATTAGCAAGGTTAGAAAAAGATACAGCTGAACTTAAGTCTTATATTCAAGAAGTATTACTGAAAGGTAATAAACATCTTGCTACTAAACTTGAGAAAAAGTTGAATTATCTTGAATCCAGAATTGCTGAAAGAATGGCTGCTTAAAGAGGGAGGAATCAGTAACCGGCTCTGGGAAACCAGGGTCGGTGAACTGGAGGAAATAAATGCCTAGATATACAATCATTGATATAAGCGACGATACAGAGTGGGAGATCCAATGTAGTTGGGATAAATTACAAATAGTTTTAAGTGAAAATTCTAATCTTAAACAAGGTTTATCAACGCCAAATTTTGTAACTCAAACGGGCAATACGATTAGTAAAACAAGTACTGATTGGCGTGATCTTTTGAAAAAAGTTAAAAAAGGTTCTGGTAAAGGTAATACCATTAATGTATAATAGAGAATAATGAAAAAAATAAATGCTCGTGGTAAAAAGAATAGAACTAATGATGGTGGAAAAGGTGGAGCTGGGAGTTCAGTGGTTAGATATGAAGATCTAATAGAGATTGATCCTATTACCAAGAATCAAGAGCTTGCATTTGATGCATGGGATGATGGGTATCATCTAGTACTTGCTGGTTGTGCCGGTACGGGTAAAACATTTCTAGGAATGTATTTTGCTCTTGAGGATGTACTTGATCCTGACACACCATACGAGGAATTAATCATTGTTCGTTCCATGGTACCGACAAGAGATATGGGATTTCTACCTGGAACAAAAGAAGAAAAAGAAGAAGCTTATACAGCACCTTATCTTGCTATCTGTAATCAACTATTTGAAGATAAAGCCTCTTATAATAAAGCTATTACACAAAGAAAAATCCGATTTGAATCTACATCATTCATCCGTGGTACAACATGGGATAATGCAATCATTCTTGTTGATGAAATGCAGAATCTAAACTTCCATGAACTTGATTCTGTTATTACAAGAGTAGGGGAAGATACCAAAATTATCTTTTGTGGGGATTACAAGCAGTCAGATTTTAAATATAATGATGAAAAGGAAGGTATTCATAAATTCCTTGCCATTGCTGAACAATTAAAGAAATTTAAAACCATTACATTTGATTGGGAAGATATTGTTCGTTCTGATTTTGTTAGAGATTACTTAATGACAAAAGAAATGTTAGGATACTAATATGATAGAAATATATGGAAGGAATAATTGTACATA